GCGGAATACGAAGCGCAGCTCCTCGAAGTAGACAAAATCATTGCAGCCTATGCCCGCAAGAAATAAACCATACGACCGGGACAAGATCGGCGCGACATTCTCCCCGGAACATCAGGAGGAGATCCGGATGCTGGCAGGACTGAACTATACGCCCCGTGAGATCGCCGATTACTTCAAGGTGGACCGCGAACAGTTCATCGCCGAAGCCAGTGATGCCGGCAGCATCGTTCGCCAGCTGATCGAACAGGGACAGATCCGCGTCGCAGCCGACATATCGCTCAAACTCTACGCCAACGCCAAAAACGGCGATGTCCCATCCATTCAGCAACTCGGCCGGATTCGACGCGAAAAAGCCTTTCAGGTGTCGAAACTCGACCTGTTCGGAGGATTCGAGGACAAGGAAATCTACGAGAAGCTCAACGAATACATTTCATCGGGGTGTTCCGCAAGCCTTTCGAGAGACGAACAGACGTTCTTCGAACTCCTCTCGACGATCAGCTCTCTCGACCGGAAGTTCGGAAAACGAAACACCGTCCGACTGCTGGCGGCTCAATACGGAATGACCTATGCGAAAGCAGTGGATCTCTACGAACAGGCCGACGCACTTTTCTATTCCAACCGGAACAGCGACCGCGAGGCCCTGCGGAACAAATACGCTGACATGCTCTACGACTGGGCCGTGCAGGTGGCAGACACGGCACAGTCGGCCAAAGATTTCGAGATCGCAGGCGATCTGATGATGAAAAGCCGCGCCGCCCGGGGACTCGACAGGGAAGATATCCAGAAACTCCCCGCGGCCATGTACCTCCGCCCGATACGTGTATTCTCGCTGACGCCCGAAATATCGGGACTCCCCAAGGTCAACCGCCAGCAACTCGCACAGCATATCGCAGCCCTTCAGATTCCCGAGCGGGAACGGCGGCGCGTCCGCAACGACGCATTCATCGAGGACGTAAACATCGAAGAATTCATCGCATATGCCGAACAGAGCCAAAATTAAAACAGGGGCAAAGCCCTATGTCGCCGAGGTGCTGATGAACTGGCTCGCGCAGTTCCTGGCGATGATCCTTCCGACCAACCTCGCGCTGATCGCAGGACGCGGATCGGCAAAAACTTCGGAAATTCAGGTCGAACGGCTGATCGCAATGATGTACGACATGCCCGGAGCCCCCGCAGCATGGGTGGCAGATACTTTCACCAACCTGCAAGCAAACGTATTGCCCACTGTCCTCGAAGGACTCGAAAGGAAAGGGTACCGGGAAAACACGCACTTCATCATCGAAAAACAACCGCCCGAATACTCGGATAAGGAATGCGAAGATCTCCCCCAGTGGCTCCGCCCGCATTTCTGGAAGCCGTTCAATAAGATCGTCAGCTACAAGCGTACGATCATTTTCTTCACGGGATTCAACCTGACATTCGGATCACTCGACCGCCCGGCCTCCTTGGCAGGCCGCTCCTACGTCCATGTGTTCGGCGACGAAGCCAAATATTTTCCCGAAGAGAAGATCGCAAACCTCCTGAAGGCCGTGCGAGGATACCGGGTGCAATTCGGGCGATCGCCGTTCTACCGCGGACGCACCTTCACGACGGACATGCCGAACGCTTCCAATGTCGGGGAGTACGACTGGATATTCAAGGACCTCAAGAACATGGACAAGGAGATGGTGCTCACACTCTACAAAACGGCCCTTGTGGTGAACGAGGCGACGCAGGAATATATCGCGGCAAAAGAACGGTTCATGCAGACCCGCACGGACGAAGACCGGAAAGAATACCGCAACAAGCTCCGCACGCTCAACAGATGGTATGCGGACTGGTACGAACTGCGCAAGCACCCGAAGGCCCGCACCGTATTTCTGCTGGCATCCTCGTATGTCAACGTAGACATCCTATCGCTCGAATATCTCGAAGATGCGATGTCTACACAGCTCGCGGATGTGAACGCCGCGATCCTCTCCATGCGCCCCAGACTCGAAGCAGGAATGCGCTTCTATGCCAACCTCGGAGAACGGCACTTCTTCGACGACGGGAATATCCTGTCAGTACAAAACGCATTCGGCCTGCGGGATCGGGAAGATTGCAGCGTCCTCCGTTATCTCGATCCCAAGCGCGCCCTCGACGTGGGAATGGATTTCGGGAATATGCAGTCGATGGTCGTGGCACAGGACGACGGACACATCCTCCGATGCCTCAAAACCTTCTACGTACTCCCGCCGGCGTTTCTGCGGGAATTGGCGGATGATTTCCTCGCCTATTTCGCACAACACAAAGAGAAAACCATAAACCTCTACTACGATCGAGCCGGAAACAACTACCGGCGCCAGAAAGAGGATTTGGCCTCCAAAATCAAGGAAGCCATCGAACGCGATGCCGATGGCAAGAGAACCGGATGGAAAGTGATTCTCAAATCCAGGAACCAAGGCAACATCGGCCAGGCTGACGAGTACGTCTACATGCAGGAACTCCTATCCGGACGGAATCCCCACCTTCCGGCCATTCTGATCGACACGTACAACTGCCGACCCCTTAAAGCGTCGCTCGAAGGCGCCAAGACACGGAAAACCGACAAGGATCAGATTGCAAAGGATAAACGAAGCGAAAAACTCCCGCCGGAGAGGCTGCCGATGGAATCGACCAACATGTCCGACGCGTTCAAATACCTCGTGATGCGCAAGACCTGGGTGGCTTTGACCCGTAAAGGCACGCAGCCGATCCGTGTCGATGCTGCAATCTAAAACCGGCTGACGAACACCATACGGTTCCCGCCCCGAAAAAAAATCGGGGCGTTTTCTATTTTTTTTCGGCAAAATATTTGCATAATAATTAAATGATTATTATATTTGTATCGTCAAACAAAGCAAATGAACTATGAACCCAAGCAAAGAACAAAAGGAGTTGGAAAAGGAGCTGATCTATTATTTGCGGCTTTTTAATGAACTCAAAGGCCGGAACGGGGCCGACAACATAATCCCGTTCATTGAGGCAAAAATCGACGAATTGGTCGAATCAATTAAAATGATGTAAAACAAATCCCCGCCGTGAGAGGGCGGGGAATCAAAACCGAAAAATATGGATATTAAAGCGAAAATGGACGATTTCAAGGATCGCTACATAGCGGCCCGAACGGAAGCCGAACGGGAAGCTATTTTCGACCAAATCCGCGCCGAAATGGACACTGATGCCGAGGGGGTTGCCAAGGCTGTTTTAGCCCAGATAACCGAAACGAACGAGCGGGCCAAAGAGGCCATCATCAAGGACCAGATAAAGGATATACTCCCCGTTATATCGCTGTCGTATATAGCCAAAGAGTACTTCGGCAAAACCAAAGAGTGGCTCTACCAGCGCGTAAACGGGAATATTGTCAATGGCAAACCTGCAAAATTTACTGACGAAGAAAAGCAAACTCTAAACTTCGCACTCAAAGACATCGCTAAAAAGTTGATGAAGATAAGCGTTTCATAGTATTGCTTTATTTGACACTAAACAGATCTGAAACGCCGCGCCCTGATTTTTTCGGGGCGTTTTTGCATTATTTCCCAAAAAGACCTGACCAACACCAGACTCGGTTTCACAAAACTGATCGCCTGCCGCATGGCCGACGAACTATTCGACGGGCAGCACGAAGCCGACGCCCCGGCCTGCTGATCCCCGAATACGATTCCGCCCTCTATGCACCGGCCCCGCTCCCCGCGGGGCTTTTTCGTACCTGTTCCATCCGGGACGAAGTATCATATTTCACCTTCCCGGGAGGCGTGCAATTGCACAAGGAGGAGAGAGCGGCTCGGGCTCAACTCGCACACAAAACAACCGTTTTTTCGAGCATTCGGTCCTCTTCGGTTAATTCCCAGCGTATTACGCCGAATCAACTCTGAAAAACCATGCAAAAACCACCTTTTTCAAACGGGAATCGCCCCACTTCTCTCCCATAAACGCATAAAAAGAGGGAGTTTGACGCACCCAAACTCCCCGAAACAGGAGAAATTCATCGTTTCCTCCGATGGATCTCAACCTCTATGTAAGGGCAAAGATATAAAATTTTCCCGACAACCTCGGTTTAAGGTTCCAAATTGGCACCTCAAAACATGAGGCGTTTATGTTACGACGAGGCCACCAGATTGACAGACATAGGGAGATCACGAAATGTGATGCCCCAAGACTCAATTCGCCACGCATTTTTATTGCGTACCGAAATTCGTCCGACCGACACCCCGCTTTTCCGGATATCTTTTGTCCTTTCGCCCCGCCAAACAGCAGGTATTTTTGCGTCATGGATCTGTATGCAGCCATCAAACAGATGCGGGAACTCTCGGATCGCCAGGAGCCGTTCTCCTTTTCCTTCATGTCGTGTTCCACATCGACACAGGAGAGCCGCGGGATCGTGGATGTGCGGCATGCCCGACTCCGCCCGCGGCCTCATGCCGACGGGAACCGCTTCGCCGAACTGCTCGAGGAGTACGTGGACCTCGACACCGGAGAAGCCCGCCGGTTTTACCGGCCGCTCCTGATGATCTTCAACGGACAGAAAGTAGTTTTACAATGAAGAAACAAACAACCGGCAAGAAACCGAAAATCCGACATCTCTCCGATTCGGCCGCTATCCTCGACTTCGGAGGTCAGGCCATATCGCTCTCGACCAGCCCCCGAAGCAGTCTCGACAGCTACATCTTCGACATGGCGGCCGACGGCGGAGGCAACTGGGAGCAAACCTATCAGACCATGCGTGGTTACAAGATCGTCCCCTACGGCATCAACAACGACTTTCCCGTGATGATCCGTGACATCATGGCCCGCAACAACCTCGCTCCGGGGGTACTCCACCGCAAACAGAACCTGCTGACCGGGCAGGGAGCATTTCTCTACGAAAACGCCTTCGACGGCGGCAAGATCACACGCCGCTGGGTCGATGATCCGAACATCTCCGCATGGCTCCGATCCTGGGACTACGATCGTTTCATCGACCAGGCCGCGACGGACTATCTCCATACAGGCGGGTTCTTCGCCATCCATCCCCTCGAACGCGGATACCGCCTGCCGGGACACGGCCGCCGCATCGCCCGACTGGAGTTCGTCAGCGCAAAAGACGCCCGCCTCGAATGGGCCGACTCCCGCAATATCGACGACGTGCGGCACATCCTCGTCGGGGATTTCGAAACGGCTTGTGTGAATTCCGGACTGCGGAGCTATCCCGTATTCGATCCGACCGATCCGGGCCGCTACCCTATTTCGGCATCCTACAACTACACCTATGCTTTCGGACGCAATTTCTACGCTACGCCCGGATTCATGGGTGCCATCCGCTGGATTCTCCGCGGTTCGGACATCCCGATGATCTTCCGGCATGTAACCGAAAACGGATTGAATCTGGCCTATCACGTACACTCCCCGCAGGGATACTGGGACCGGATCGAAGAAAAACTTCGGGAAAAGTATCCCGAAGAGCAGCCCGAGGAGATCGAAGTCCGCTACAAACAGGCCAAAAAGAAGATCCTCGACGCACTGACCGAAACCCTCTCCGGGAAACAGAACGCCGGGAAATTCTTCGAGTCCATCGACTCCTATGATGACGACCACAATCTCATCACATGGAAGATCGAGCCCGTAGACCAGAAGATCAAGGATTTCGTGGAGGCGCAGCTCAAGATCAGCGAGGCAGCATCCTCGGCGATTACTTCAGGCATGGCACTCCACCCCTCGCTGACGAACATCATGGTGAACGGCAAACTCGCCAGCGGCTCCGAAATGCTCTACGCCCTCAAGGTGTTCCTGCATTTCGACACGCGCATCCCCGAGCGGGTAATCCTCGGTCCCATCAACCAGGCTATCGCCTACAACTTCCCCGGAACCCGCTACCAGCTCGGGTTTTACCATGCAGTAGTCATGTCCGAGGAAGGAATCTCCGAATCCGAACGTATGAAAAACAACTGATGCCATGCTTTTCAACAAAGACAACGACGGTCCGGCCGAACTTCAGGAATTGCTGGGCATTTATTACCAGACCAACCGCTACTCCGTAATCGCCACGGAGATCGCGCTGGCGGAGGCGGACATTCGCCGCATGATCGGCAGCGAGCTCTTCGCGCGGGTCGAAACCTACTATAATTCTCCGGCATTCGAAACTTCCGGCTCCAACCCCGAAGCGCTGATAGCCCGAGCGGTCCGCCTTCCGGTTGCAGCGCTGGCCGTCTACCGCTTCTACCAGCAGAACACCGTAGGCCATGAGGACGAGGGACGCAAAGTGAAACTCGACAAGGAAAACGAGTCTATCCCGTGGCGCTGGCAGATCGAAATGGACGACCGAGCCCTGCTCGACCGTTATCACCGGCTGCTGGATGCCATGTACCGCCTCTTCGAGGAGAACGACATCCCGGAATGGCAGCAGGCTCCGGTGCTCAAACGGCTCAAAGCATCCCTCGTGCGTTCGCTGGATGAATTCCAGGAGGTATTCCCGATCGAGAACTCCTACCACACGTTCTATCTGCTCGCGCCCTTCATGATCGAATGCCAGGAGCGGAAGATCGTGCGGGTCGTCGGGGAGGAAAACTTCCGGAAGATTCTCGCAGGGGATACTGCTGAGGACAACCTCGAGGAGATCGCCGCAGCCGCAAAGAAGTGCATACCGCTCTATGCGGTGCAGACCGCCGTAAAGCGGATGTCGGTGCAAATCCTTCCGGACGCTGTCGTGCGCCGCTTCTCGGCATCCTTCCAAGGAGGAAAAGCGAATGAACCGGCCGACATCCTGACAACACGATACCTGCTGCGCACGCTCGAAGAAGAAACCACGGACGCCCTCACCGAGCTCCAAAAGGCCGTAACCAAGCGGCGCAACGTTGCTGCCCAATATGATCCGCTGCCCGAGAACGATCCCCGAAACAAATACTTCACCGCCGGATGAACGCACTCGAAATTCCCGGCCGGGGTATCAAAATCGACATCCCGGCGACGTACGACGAGATGACCGGCCGTCAGGTCGTCTACATCATGCAATGCCTGGCGAAACATCGCGCGGGGCTTATGTCCATCGACGAGTTCCGGGTGAGGGTTTTATACAAACTGTGCGGAATCCGCCGGACACTCCGGAGTGCGATCCGAACAGCATGGCATCCCGAGACGCCGGCGCAGCGCGAACGACGGGCCGAACAGGTCGCTCTCCTCTGCGATCAATTTCTCGGCGGCATTCTGGAAAAAACATCCGACGGTTATCAGATCCGGTTCGACTCCGTGCGCAACTTCTGGCCTTCGGTGCGCATCGGCTGGCGAAGGCTCTTCGGCCCGGCGGAGGCTCTGCTGGATATTTCGTTCGCAGAGTTCCGCGGGGCATCGGACGAAATGCAGCTCTATCTGCAAACCAACGACGACCATCATCTCGACCGGATGCTCGCATGTCTCTACCGGCCGGTCGGCCCGATCCAGCCCTCCGGCCGCCGCGTCGTCCCCTACTCGCCCGATACGCTCGACCGGTACGCCAACCTCTGCCGCCGCTTCAAGCCGTGGCAGAAACAACTCGTGCTGCTCTGGTTCTCCGCATGCGTGAGGTACATGCAGACCGGCCGCTTCGTCATCGGCAGCCAGGAGATCTCCTTCGCTGAACTGTTCAGTTCCGACACATCCGAGAAAGACGGGGACTCTCCCGGGTGGATTACCCTGCTTTACGACTTGGCAGAGAAACGAATCTTCGGAAGTATCGAAGAGACCGATCGGCAGGGGATGATCGAAATCCTTTCCTTATTGTACCACTATAAAAAACGAAACGATGCTGCTGCTCGCAAACACCGCTAAACTCATCCGATTCCTCGCCGCACTCCGGATTCCCGGAATTCGGGAGGCAAATGCCGTTGTAGACGAAAGTTCTGCGACCAAGATTCTCGGGAACGCCGCCATAACGGAGGCACAGATGATCATGACGCTCCCGGGGGCGAAGATCGACATGGAGAATGTGGACGTTCACCGCGAGGAGAACGCCGTCATCGTCTGGATACTCTCGAAAGGCGCCGGGATGGCCTCCGGTAAAATCGTGGATATAGACGAATATCTGCGGCTGCACGGCCTGATGGCGGCGACACTCGAAGCATTTCGCAGGGCGATACGCGAATCGGACAACGGGGTATGTCCCTATCTGGCGGGAATGCAAATCGAGCAGATCGTCGTGACGCCCGAATACAACATTTTCGGGGGCTGGAACGGGTGGTGCGCGACCGTAACGATCCGGTAGGTTTCCCCGCGATTTCATATCCGCCCCGAAAAAATCGGGGCTTTTTTTGCATTATTCCAAAAGTTCACTACATTTGTAGTGTCTTCTATACTTGTCAGGTGAGTTCGCTCGCCAAATTTGCGGGCATTTTTTATGCCTACATATATACTCGGTTTCGTACCCCCGTGTGGAGCGTTAATGCGCCCACTACCTGGCAAGGTGGAAGACAACGGGAAAGGCGAAACCGTTTTTATTTTTGCCTACTAAAAGTCTTCCGTTATGAAAAACACCACCATCACCGCGGCCACGACGCCGCAGCTCTTCATCGACCGAGAACTGGGCGAGATGCTCCTCCAACTCCAAGACATCCGCAAACGCTTCGATGCCTATCTCGACACACACGACGATCCGAAGAAATTCACGCCCTGCGAAGCTGCTTTCGAGGTAGAGGGCGATCTGGCCAACGCCATGATCGGCGTCACAAAGATGATCGCCTGCCGCATGGCCGACGAACTATTCGACGGGCAGCACGAAGCCGACGCCCCGGCCTGCTGATCCCCGAACACGATCCCGACCTCTATGTATCCGCCCCGAAAAAAAATCGGGGCATTTTTTGTTTTTTCGGCGAAATATTTGCACAATGATATTAAAATTAATATCTTTGCATTGTAATAATTGAACAAACCCAAATCAATGAAGTATTCAGAGGTTGAACGAAAGTTAGTGAAAGCCGGGTGTTATTACCTCAAAGACGGCAAGAAACATCCGATTTGGTTCAGCCCGATAACGGGCAAAGAATTTCAGACCAGCCACCACAAAAGAGAGGAAGTGAAATTCGGGACATTAAAAAGTATCAGCAGGGATTCAGGGGTTAAATTATAACCCCTCCCCTCTAAAAAACATAACAATGAAAGCAGTAGCAATAATTGAGAGAGGAGTAGACGACACGTATGGCGTCTATATTGACAGTAAAAATGTACCGTTCGGTGCTATCGGGGACGGGAAAACAGTTGCGGAGGCTGTCGCAGATTTCAAAAATTCGATCGCCGAGATGCGCGGATTCTACGCAGAGGAAGGAAAAGAGTTTCCCGAATTGGAATTCGAATTCAAATACGACACCGCATCATTCTTGCAACAGTATGCCTATGCGTTTACGCTGGCGGGACTGGAACGTATCACGGGGGTAAACCAGCGACAGTTGAGCCACTACATTAACGGAGTTCGCAAGCCAAGCAAAAGCACGATCGAAAAGATAGAAAACAGCCTGCATAAATTCGGCAACGAAATATCGTCCGTTCGGTTTGTTTAATTATTACACCTGATCAAACGACGGTGCGCCCCGATTTTTTCGGGGCGTTTTTTGTTTTTTCGGCGAAATATTTGCAGGTAATAAAATTATTACCTATATTTGTGACAAGAAAACAAAACAAGCGATGCCTACAATTTTTATTCTTTTCGGATTCCGATTTTTGTTCTATGCGAACGACCATGAACCGATCCACGTTCATGTCGTCAAAGGAGATATCAGCGCAAAATTCCTGCTGTCTCCGGTCGAGTTGGTCGAGAATCATGGATTAAAACCATCCGAAATAAAAATGGCAGAATCCGTTATCGAAGAAAACCGTGAAATTATCGCTGAACATTGGAATAAGTTCTTCAATAAAAGCAAATAACGACCATGGTACAAATTGAAAAAATATGGCTTACCGATACGGCGGTCTGGATTCGAACCGCCGACGGAAGGGAGGCTCACGAAAATTTCGATGAGTACCCAAGATTAAAGTATGCGACACAGACGCAACGGGAAAACTATGAAACCGATGCTTTTGGCATTCATTGGCCGGAACTCGATGAAGATTTGAGTTTCGAAGGTTTTTTTAGCAAACGCAATGAAACCGCTTTGTACAAACTGTTCATTGCCCATCCCGAATTGAATGCATCGGCTGTTGCTCGCCGGCTCGGGTTTGCTCAAAGTCTACTGGCTCAATACATAAGCGGAACGAAAAAGCCATCGCCGGAACGAGAGAGGTTGATTTTAGCCGAAATTCGAAAGATTGGAGAGGAACTCATTACAATCTGACACCATTATGATACTACTCGCAATAGGAATCACGCTGTTTTTGGGTGCCTGCTATATTGGAGCCCTGCGTGAAAAAAACGGCTGGTGAGATAATGCCACTCCGATTCTAAGCTCTATTTTTGTCCTTTAATGGCCGCCTTCGGGCGGCTATTTTTGTTGCAAAACGAATGAAATGGCATCACTCGTCGAGCAACACTTCGTCCGGGAGGTCCTCGCCAAGCAGGGGGACCGCCTGCTGTATTATCAGGGCAATGCCATCCGCGAAAAGACGAATGCGCATTCCGGAAACCTTTTCGCACAACGAAGGATCGACGTATCCTCCGGCGACGAGTTCTCCGGCAAACTGGCCTTCACCCATAAAATTTACGAGCGGTTCCTCGACATGAAGGCCGTGCAACGGGGCCGCCGGACAATTCGCCAGAACCGCAAGATCCACAACCGGTTCATCGAATACACCCTCGCCAACATCGAATACAAACTCCTGTACGGTTTCACCGACGAAGTGGCCCAGCGTATCAAAGCACAGTTTAACGAACAAAACCCGCAGTAATGGCTTCGAAAATCAGAGAGGAAGACCTCCGGCTGAATATCATCGTAAACGGCGACGACGGCCGCAAAAAGATCAAGGAGGCCGAAGACGCCTTCAACGACTGGCAGGAGAGCATCAGGAAGACGCGCGCCGAGATGGCGGAGTTGGAGCGCCAGGGCAAACAGAACACCGTCCAGTACGACAATCTCAAAAAGCGGCTGGACAGCCAGACCGCATCCGCCGACAAGGCTAAGCAGCGGCTCGACGCTCTGACCCGGCGGATGAACGTCAATACGATGACCATCGGGGAACTCCGCAAGCATGTAAGGAACCTTTCCCGGGAACTGAACCAGATGGACCCGCGGGATGCCAGGTGGAAAAAGCTGAACGCCGAGCTGCAAACTACAAAGAACCGACTGCACGAGCTGACCGGCGTCTCTCGGGGAATACAGGGCGTGTTCGACAAACTGGGATTCGGGAAAATAGAGGCTGCCGTCGGAAAACTGTTCGTCTACTACAACGCCATCAAAGGCATCTTCAGTCTCTTCACCGGCGGGATCAACAAAATCCGGGAGTTCGAGCAGGCGAACGTGAATCTCTCGACGATCCTCGGCGTCCATGTCTCCCAAATGACGGGGCTCACCAAATCGGCGTTAGAACTCGGACGGACGACCGAATACACCGCATCCCAGGTCACGAACCTGCAAACCGAACTGGCCAAGTTGGGCTTCAACCAGCCGCAAATCCTGCAAATGACAAAACCCGTGTTGCAGTTCGCCACGGCTGTCGGAGCAAATCTTCCGGAAGCCGCGGCGCTGGCCGGCGCAACGCTTCGGGCCTTCGACAAGGATGTATCCGAGACGGATGACGTATTGGCGACGATGGTCGTAGGGTGCAACAAGTCCGCCCTCTCGTTCGAGTATCTGCAAACCGCCATGTCGATCGTCGGGCCGGTGGCCAAAACGTTCCGGTTCGACGTTAAGGATACCATCGCCCTGCTCGGAACCCTTGCAAACAGCGGCTTCGACGCATCGAGCGCCGCGACGGCGACCCGCAACATCCTGCTCAACCTCGCCGATGCAAACGGGAAGCTCGCCAAGGAACTCGGCCAGCCCATACGCTCCCTGCCGGACCTAATCGACGGCCTCCAGCGGCTCGACGCCAAAGGTATCGACCTTGCCAAAACACTCGACCTGACCGACAAGCGCAGCGTGGCGGCGTTCAACACGTTCCTGCGGGGAGCCGGCGCGATGGGAGAACTCCGCGACAGCCTGCAAGATGTTGATGGAGAACTCAAACGCATACAGGAAGAGAGGCTGAACTCTGTCGAAGGGTCTGTAAAACTCTTGCAGAGCGCATGGGAGGGACTGATGCTCTCCTTCTACAACAGCAAGAGATTCATAAAGGCCGTAATCGACGGGATCACCGGGCTGATTGAAGGCGTCACCAAACTGATCGGGCCCAGCGAATCCCTCATAGACCAGTTCGACCAGCAACTCGACAGGGTGGCCACGTTGGAAAGCACCATCCCTCCGCTGGTTTCGGAGTACGAAACGCTCCGCAGCAAAACCGAACTGAATGCCGACGAACATGAGCGGCTCAAAACCGTCACCAAAGAACTCGCCGATGCCTACCCCGGGGCAATCAGCGCTGTCGATGAATACGGCAACGCCATAGAGGTCAACACGGAAAAAATAAACCGGTTTCTCGAATCCGAACGTGCCCGTCTGAAATACGTCTATGCCGATTCGATCAAGGACCTCGAAAAAGAGGTGGAGAAACAACAGCAGATTATTGAGAACGCTCAGTCGCAAATCGAAAGAGGAACTACTTATACAGGAGGTTCGCTCGGCGGTGATATTGGGCGCATGCGCGATTTGACTTCCGAAGAAGTAGCAGCACTCCAGCGAAATATCGCCCATGCCCAAGAAATCCGACAGGGTGCCCTGGCACAGCTCAAACGCCTGAACGGCCAGGAACTGGAGGAGATGATCTCGGCCCAGAACGAGCGGCGCGAGGCTGAGAAAGCCGCCGCGGAAGAAGAAAAGAAACAGCGCGAAGAAGAGGAGAGACTCCGTCAGGAAAAACAGGCACAGCAAGCCGCGGCGGCGGCCGCTTACAAAAATCTCGACGAGAAGGAGATCGCCGAGCGCATTGCTCTCCGAAAGAAATTCCTCGACGGGGAGATCGCCACCGAAAAGGAGTACAACGACCAGCTCCTGCAACTTAACATCGATTCCCTGAACAGGCGTCTCAATTCCGGAGAACTGAAAGGCAAGGAGCGCCTCAAAGTCGAGGAGCAGCTCACCACCCTGCTCCTGCAACAAAAGAAACAGGAACAAAAAGACCTCGAAGAGATCGAGAAACAACGCATCGACAGCATCACCGATCCCGTCGAAAAAGAGGAGGCGCTCTATGCCCAGCAACAGAAAAAGTATGCCGGGAACACAGCCATGCTCGAGCAACTCGCCCGAAGCCATGCACGCAAGCTCACGGAGATAAAACTCAAACAGGCCCTTGATGCCCTGAAAACCGAGGAAAACCGCTACAAGCAGGAGCGGGACCTGATGGTAAACCAACAGAAAGAGGAATTATCCTTAGCGACGCTCACCGCCGCACAGCGTAAAAAGATCAAGAAACAGCAGATCGAAGAACTGAAAGCCTTCGACACCGAATACTATACCGAAATGTTGACAAAGGTCCGGACGCTTTTCTCCGAAGGACAGATCGACATTCCTACGGCCGAAGGACTTCTCAAATCAATAGACCTCGATTCTGAACTGCTGAGCGACGAAGAAAAACGGCAGCTCCAAGAAATGATCGACACCATCACAGCCAAACTCGCCGCGGCGAAGGATACCGTAAAGGAGCTGGGATACTCGTTCACGACCAAGCAGGGCGACATCCTGGGGTTCTCTCAGGATGACTGGGGCCTGTTCTTCGAAAACATATCCAGCGGCAAGGCCGGGGCCGACGAACTGAAAATGGCCCTGACGGCCGCCGCAGAGGCTGCCGACATGGCGATGACCCTATATTCAGGCTACGACAAAATGATGACGGCAAAGGAGAATGCCTCGCTCAAGAAGTTCAAAAAGAACCAGGACGAACGCAAAAAATCCATGGAGAACAGGCTCGATGCCGGGCTGATGACTCAGGAACAATACGACGCCGAGACCGAACGCATGGACGAGGAGTACGACAAGAAACAGGAGGAACTGGAAATCAAGCAGGCCAAACGCCAGAAGGCCCAAAATCTCGCACAAGCTACGATTGCGACGGCGCGGGCCGTGGCCGAAGCTCTTCCCAACCTTTTTTTAGCGGCAATCGCCGGAGCCATGGGTGCTGCACAAATCGCCATGATCGCTGCAACGCCCATCGCCGGAGCCGAAGAGGGCGGCCTGCTCGTCGCACGCACTCAAGACGGCCGAAAGTTCCAGGCATCCGTAGAGCCTGACAAGCGGGGATATGTCGAGCGGCCCACGGTCATCACCGGGGAGAACGGACTCGAGTACATCATACCCAACGAAGCCATGAAGAACCCTACAGCCCGACCTATCATCGGACTCTTCGAAACCGTGCGGCGGCAGGGAAACCTTGCAGACTTCAATTTCGGCGAAGTACTCCCGGCTCTCTACAACATTCCCGGCAGGGCCGCAGGCGGAGCCATTTCCCCGGGACAAGCAATCGACACGATCAATGCAAGTCCGACGGTTTCCACCGCATCCGAAGGTTCTGATCCGGCACTCGTCAGGCTGCTCTACACGGCGGTAGTCAGGCTGACCGAACGCCTCGACGAACCCATCCGCGCCGATGTGTCCCTGATGGGCAAAGCCGGGCTGATCGAGAAGCAGCGCGAATACGAACGTATGATGAACCGCGGAAAACTCAAATAGACATGTTACTGATCAAAAGTCTCGAATCCGGACGCACGCTCGACATCACACCCGGGCAGGAGATAACGCTCACCCTCGAAAATCCCCTCTTCGCAGACGACCGCATGCCTGTGGCCGTCTCAACGGGCATCGAGTTCCCGCTCTCCCCGACAAACAAGGTAGAATTCCGATTCGTCGATGTCATGATGATTCCGCCCGCCGTGCAAAAGATTCCCGCCGCCATCATCTTCGAGAGTTTCGAACTATTCTCCGGGGAACTCCAGTTCGACGAGTTCTCCGACCAAACGCTCAAATACACATTCGTAGGTGCCGATGCGACAGAGGCATTCTCCGGGAATATCCACGAAATAGCGTGCCGGGACTATGGAGGCATGGCAATGTCAACATTCGTGCAGAACGCCCGCAAAGGAGATTATCCCGATATCGGACTCCCGATGATCGTCCGCAAGGCCAACAGCGCAAAGATCGAATACCCCACGGCCGCAGGAGAGGCGGAATGCTCTTCGATCGACAAATACGCCAACCACCTCTACACCAACACCCCCTATATCATTCCGGCAATCAAGGCAGCCTATCTGCTGGAGAAGATCCACCCCAAGCTGATCTTCCCATCTCAAATCCAGGACTATCTCGATCGTATGGCCATACTCGGAACCTACAAGCCCGAAGCGTGGCAAAATGACCGATACGGTATCCCCTATACAACACCCAGCTGGAGCAATCCATATATCGGAGACGGATTCAATGCCGCGGAGGCCCTGCCCGAGATGACAAAGGCGGAATTCATCGCCAACATCCTCAAAATGTTCTGCGCGACGATATTCCCCGAGAAAGGATACTACGATGTACGCACCAACAGCTCGATACTCCAAGACAAAACATTTATCGACTGGACGCAGAAGGTATCGGACATCTATGCCATCGTCGCCGGAGAGGCCGGAAGCTACTCTCTGGAATACGCCAACGGCGAGCAGAACTACGATCCCGCCAAAGAGGAGGAGTTCGACGAAGAACTCGCACAGAGCATCTATTCCGCATCCAACTACGAGGAACTGATCTCCAAATTCCGAACTTCGGACAACTACGTCGATGTTCGTGTGACATTCTCCGGGAACGTCTATTCGGGAAAAGCCGTGAAAGCCTACTTGTACTGGAGCCGCTCTCCGGGCGTGATGGGAAAGCCTATTTTCAACAAGACAGAAACCTCGATACCACTCATCGACATCGTATTCCAGGCCAATGTCAACAAGATCGAGTTGTCTGAAGGAGGCGGCGACGGCCAAAACTACGAAAACAACATCGGCTTCATCTGTACCCCTTGCATCCCGGCAAATGTCGCAACATTCATCTATACCGGATCTACGAACGCACAGGTGACGCTCCGCGCCATGGCACCCGTCGTCGATATCCCCACCGTCGGCGGAAACCGCCCTTCGGACGTATACATCGGGTTACTGATCGAAAACAACTTCTTCGATCAGGGAAACTATTTCACACGCCCCGAGCCCTACATCGACGGAGGCACCGAGATGGCGAACACACGTTATTCCATCGCCATCGGAGGCACCAACGGGCTCTATGCCAAATTCCACGAGACATTTGCGCAATGGCAGGTGAAGAAGAAAGACTCCGTAAAAGCCGATGTGGTACTTTCTCCCGCCGACATCGCGCAGTTCAAACTCTGGCGCAAGATCATGCTCTACAACCGGCTATTTCTCATCAAGACCATGGAAATCACACTCTCCGACAAGGCGACGGTAGCATTCGCCAATGCCGAGTTCGTAGAGGTGTAATTGTCCTTTCATCCCGATTTCTGAAACCATACATTTGACGAAAAAAACATGGGATTCACAATTCGCGGTCACTATGCGGTCTCCTTTACGGAGAATGCCAGCAATATCGTTTTCTCCGAAGTCGAGAGTCCGATGCGCATATCATATTTCATAGACGACAACGTGATAGTCGATAATGTCGAACTACATCCGGATGCGAACGGGGAGGTCACCATCCACGTCCGCCAACTGGTTCGGCTTATCCCTTCGCTGGCCGGTCCATACACAACCACCAAAAATCTCCCACAGGTTGCGTGGAGTGCTAACAAAGGTGGCGAAAGTATGAAATTGGGCAGCTACTTAATGCCGGGAGGAGTATCGAAACCTTTCGATACGGCATCTGAAATCATCGACTTCTTTGCCCGGAACTTCCTGACGCACCAGCCGCAGATCATCGAAACAACACCCCGGCAGCCGCAATGGCTGGCATTTGTCCGGCCGTACCCCTACCAGACAATGGAACTTCACACCACGCTTTATACCGCCAACGGCCGTACATTCACCAAACAGATTTCGGAGACCCCCGGTTCCTACACATATAATCAGATCGACACGAGCTTCGGCGCCTGCTGGCAAGAATTCTGCGAAGAAAAGGGCCTCATTCCCATCGCCTACGATGTCTTCGGAACCAGCCAAAAGGCCCAAATATCGGGAGGGGTCACGACTTTGATCGACAAGCCCAACCACCCGATCGGGCAACGCTATCTCCTGCGTAAGGACCGTATGGACGATCAATGCTTCGGGTTCGTGAATGGCATGGGAGGCTTCGACACGCTGATGATGCAAGGAAAGACCATTCTCAAACCAGAGGGAGATGTCGAGACCTTCACCAACTCCGAGGTCGAAAAGGAACTGACCAACAACTATACCTCCTACTGGGAGACTTCCACCGGCTATATCGATTCAGAGCGTATGGCCGCACAACATCAGGATTTCATCAAAAGCCGCGACCGTTGGGTTTACCGCGACGGCCAATGGCATCGGATCATCGTAGATGAATACAAAGTCGAACACGCGGCACGCGAACTGAATGCGTATACCTTCAAATACCACCTCGCAGAACGCAACGAGCAGCGTTTTTACGAGCGGGCAGAACTTCCCGAACCGCAGATCATACCCGGAGAATTTTTCCCCGAAAGACGATAAGATTTGTCCTTTCAAAGCGGACGCCGACCTCCTAATTTTGCCTCAAACGACCTGCACATGGAAACGAAAGCCGCAAAAATACGACTCAACAACCAAACCGATTTTTCATTCATCGAACAGTTTCAGGAATCCGATGACAACGGGAATCCGGTCCCGGCTCCCGTTCCCGAGGACAGCATAGATTTCGAAATCGAATTCTTCGCCGACAACGGCGTCCGGTTCAAGGTGTCCCGCAGAAACGGCATATACGATCATTGCGAAAAACTCGACGACAACCGGCTCTGCGTATATGTCCCCCTATCTAAATGTTTCCTCGGCAGCGGGTGGCTCTGCCAAAAGCTATGGATCAGCTCGCCCGATGCGTTTTGGAACAACGCCGCGAGGAATATCTGCATCCCCTCCTGTCCCGGGATTTGGCTCTGGAACGGACCCAGCGACGACGTGAAAGCGTCGGCAGAGATCGAAGCATTCATCGGCACGGTATACCGCGGCAAAGACGGCATCACGCCCCACATCGGAGAGAACGGGAACTGGTGGATAGGAAACGAAGATACGGGATGTCGGGCGGAACCGATCCATTTCGGCCCCCGGGAACTGTTTCCGGAGACCGGAATTGCCGGAATGCTCTACATCGACACGGCAAACGAGAGGGCCTACCGCTGGGACGAAGCAGCGGTCGCATACCGCTGTGTCGGATGGGGTATCGACAGCAGCGACGAAATAATACTCTCCGCGCAGGACGAGGCGTAAACACCGACCGATACGATAAACATCAACGCAGAAGCACAGATGAACACATCGATTACAGAAATAATGGCCATGCAGCGCACGGCCCTGTTCCGGCAGAATTTCGAAGAGGATTTCCCCTTCATCTTCCGGTTCCCGGACGGCAAGCGTCCGGAATATCCCTGGAAGATCGTTTTCAACACCTACGAAGGCCCGAACAAGTCCAGAATATCCTTCACGGCGGCGTTCGACGGAAAACACTACACGAACTGCCGCCCCGTGGACGATACGCCGGATGCGATGCTCATAGAGTTCAAAGACCACCGCCTGCCTCCCGGGAAACTCTGTTTCCGGCTGCTGCGCAACGTTCCCAATGACTTGTTCGAAAGCGGAGAGCAGAAGAAGGTGCTCCCGCAGCTAACCGGATGGGAACTTTGGGCCGGGAGAACCGACTCGGAAACGCCGGCAGCCGCAACGGTTGTTCTGGAGAGGATGCTCCGGGGCATAGGAATCCCATCCGGCGGCAGCGCCGGCCAGGTCCTCGTGAAAAAGTCCGACAAAGACTACGATCTACAATGGCAGGATATGGATGCTGCCGGCGGAACGGCCGAGTCCCTGCATTTCGGATCATACCTTCAATTCCCGGCCGTAGGAAATCCGGAAGTGCTCTACATCGATACCACAGCCGACAAATCCTACCGATGGGACGAAACCGGACTTTGCTACAAATGTATCGGAGTCGGAATAGACGACGAAGACGAACTCATTTTGGACAACAACAGATAACCCTTTCAATCTTATCATTATGGCAACAAAAACTGTAAAAGCACGTCTTCTGCTCAAGACACAGACCGCGGCCGAATGGGCCGAACAAAATCCCGTCCTTCTGAAGGGCGAGGCAGGCATCGAATCCGACACCCGCCATTGGAAGACCGGCGATGGAACCACCGCCTGGAACGATCTTCCCTACCGCTCGGAGGGCCTCGAAGTCGGAACTGCTGCGCCCACTACTGTGGACGGCATCCCGGGAACGTTCTACTACGATCAGACCGCAGGGAAACTCTACATCCTGCTGAAGAAGACCGCAGGAAACGCCTGGGAGCAGGTGGCGCTGGCCTCCGACCTCGCAGCGCTCGGCGCCGGCGACATGCTCGCGTCGATCTACGCCAAAGCCGCCGGGGCAGGTCCTTCCAGCGGGAAAGTCGATCACGCCCTGCAAGCCGACAAGCTCGCAGCACCGCGGACCGTAGCCGTCACGGGCGACGCAGCGGCCTCGGGGTCGTTCGACGGCTCCGCGAATCTCTCGCTGGCCCTGACCCTCGCCTCGATCCTCACAGCGCAGTCCGATGTCCAGCTTCCGAAGATCTCCGTGGACGCCAAGGGCCGCATCACGGAGATCTCCGCCATGGCTCCCGCCGATGTCCGCACCCTGCTCGAACTCGGAACCGCAGCGCAGAAAAACGCCGGGGCAGCGGCCGGAAACGTGCCTCTGATCGGCGCCGACGGGAAACTCGACACCTCCATCATACCCCAGGTGGCGATCACCGACATCTTCGACGCCGACTCGAAGGACGCGATGCTCGCGCTCACGGCACAGCAGGGCGATGTCTGTCGACGCACCGACGAGGGCAAGACCTACATCCTTGCGGGGAACGACCCCTCGGTGGAGGCCAACTGGAAACTCTTCCTCATGCCCGAGTGCGACGTGGTATCCGTGAACGGAAAGACCGGCGTCGTGGTGCTCTCCACGGACAACATCGCCGAGGGTGGCACGAATCTCTACTGGACGCAGGCACGGTTCAATTCCGCATTCGCGGCAAAGAGCACGACCGATCTTGCAGAGGGTGACAACCTCTACTACACGGAGGCCCGGGCAAAGGCCGCTGCCGAAGCCTATCTCACCGACGAGGAGAATGTCTTCATTCTGGACGGCAACGCCTGACGACGATGGCTACGAAGACTCTAAAGGGAAAGTTTCTGCCCCAATACAGGACCGCGGCGCAATGGAGCGCCGCGGACTCCGTATTGCTGCGCGGAGAGATCGGCGTCGAAAGCGATACCCGCAAGTTCAAGTTCGGGGACGGAACAACATCGTGGAACAACCTCGGGTATGCCCAAAGCGGAACGACGGGCGGCTCCGGGGAAGCTGCGACTTACGAACCCGTTGAAATCAGCGAATACGGCGCCATTTACGACCTCACATCGCTCAACAAAGTTCCGGCCGGGGCCATCGTGACGTGGTATGCCAACGGGTCGGTCGTGGATGGAGACTATGGTCCTTTCGGAGGTATGGCGAAGCGCGTCGATGGCATCTACATCGCCATAAAGGGCTCCGAAGACGACACCTACCGTCAGGGCATACTGCTTGCTTTTCGGACGGACGGGGAGGAAAAAAGCATGGCATACGCCCATATATCCGGAGGACCGGGGGTCGGCGGAGTCGCCAGTGCCGGAGACTGGGCCGTTTACACCCCGGGAGGTTCCTCGGAAAGCGGAAGCGGCAGAACTGTCGTAGCCTCCGGTATAACGTGGGACGGGGTTCAGTTTAAGAATGTCACCGTTCCCATGCGGGCGTTTTCTAACCAACCGAATTATATTATCCGGGGATACGTTGGCAATGCCAATGCAGCATACGCATTTTCATGCGAGACATGCGGGTGTCTGTTGTCCGACGGCATAAACTTTATAGCTTCGGGCATTGTCAGACGGTCATTGACGGCCAACACCTCACTTGTGGTTACAGCTAATTATGTTGACCCCACCGAAGACAACAATCCTTATAGAGAAGCTGCCTTTGATACGCTCAGTATCAGGCTGACGGACTCTTCTTCGGATACGACCGTCGTGATCACGGAAATCATCGAGGAGATAACCACGGGGGGGGTAGCTGATGACGAACCGGAGGTTCCGGACGAATACTTCCTGACCGTGGACGGAAAGACGGCGACCGGCGACGGATTCGCAGTCACAAGCCATTCGCTCGACTCGACGGCGCAGATGCTGGAGCTCGCATACACGACGAACGGAACACCGCAGATCGCGGCAATCGCAGGGGAGTTCCTTTCAGCGCAGATCGTAGGGGAAGAGGCCGCAGAAACCCAAGCGACGGAGACCTCGGGAACCATACAGATCGAGGTGCCCCAGAATACGGGATTGCTCCGCAGCGGGTCTGTCACGCTGTCTTTGGCCGAAGACGAGTCCGTACAGTGTACGATCTCGATCTCCCAGTCGGGGGGGGGACTGACGTAAGGGAGGTCATCATCGACGTGCACGCATGCGGAGTTGAAGCTGGCGAAAATATAGAGCTTATGTTCGAACTCACTACTTCGTGGCTTGGCTGGTTCGATGTATTAGACGATCTGACGGTTCGAGTCTCGTTCAACGAATTATCCAGCATGATAGGCCAAGAGTTAACAGACCATGTAGGTGAGCGGTTCTATATCGAAGCCAGCAACAACGGCGAATGTTGGTTCGGACCGATCCCTGCCTCCGGAAACATCGAGGCGGAATTAGTTTAGTTCTAAAACATTAAACCCTATTGCCCCGGGGGCTCTGACCGGCGCCCGGGGCGCAAACCGAAACAACGACAAAAACAAGCATGACCGGAAAATTCGCAGGAACTGTCCTGAACATGGGTTGCAAACTGGCGGAGATATTCCAGACGATTCAAGGATGGTGCGTCGCCATGTGCGTCTTCGTGGCGAACTTCTTCGCCGGATACGAAGGGGCCATCAACGCCGTAATCGTCTGCGTAGTCCTCGACACCGTCTGGGGAATTGCCGCGCAGATCAAACGCGGGCATTTTGCGCTCTCCGAGCTCGGACGGCATGGAATGCTGTCCAAACTCGCACTATATGCCTCGGTGATCGTAGGGTTCATCCTGATCGAGCGGATGGCGGGGATAGAGTCGCAAATCGCAGTAGTGACGATATGCACCCTGATCTGTCTGGTCGAACTCTGGTCGATGGCTGGTTCGGCCCTGATCGTAAACCCGAAAATGCGGTTCCTGCGAATATTCCGCGAAGTGCTCGCCGGAGAAGTAGCTCGCAAAATGAATGTTTCCGTCGGCGAGGCGAAGCGATATTTGGACGGAACGAACGAGGCTTTATAATATAACCGAAAAAAATGGCAACGAAAAAAGAACAGATCGAATTTGTCCGGAAGATTTACCCCGCGGCGGCCCGGCTGTATCGCTCCGGCGGAGTGCATCCGCTTTTCGTGACGGCGCAGGCAGCCCTCGAAACCGGATGGAAGATAAAGGGCGTCGGCAACAACATCTTCGGGATCACGAAGGGCAGCAGCTGGACCGGCCCGGTGTCGCTGGAACTGACGACCGAATATTTCAAGACCCCGAATGTGAAGTTCAAGGCCCCGGAACGGGTCGTATCGGTCGAGCAAGTGGCCCCCGGAAAATACAAATACCGCGTCTACCGGTATTTCCGAAATTTCGCGTCGCTGGATGAATGTCTCGACAATCATCTGGAACTGCTCCGCCGACCGGGATATGCCGATGCGTGGCCCTACCGCGATGATCCGAAAGAGTTTGCCCGCCGGCTGATGGACGGGACGGGTGCGAAGTACGCCACGGCGCCGGACTATGCCGAAGTGATGGCTTCGGTGATCGATAACGTGGCGCGGATCGTAAAGACAGAAGGTTTACTCTAACTTAAATATCAAAACGTATGAAATTCTCCGAAATCATCGATCGGCTTAACGAGGGAAAGGCGGTCGCCCGTTTTTCAAGTCCCGCATGGGCTGGTAAATTCATCGTCAAACAGATTCCGCAGACAGTATCGGCGGAAGTCGTTCCCCGCATGACCAGTTTGCCGGATCATGCGAAAGCCGTTATCGGAACAATAGGGGACGGCAGCATATCGTATCATGACCAAGTATTGATCATCGAAGTCAACTATGACTGCTCGAAATCCCATGCAACGTCCTACATCCCCACATGGGAGGATATTTTCGCTGACGACTGGCAGGTAGTATGAAACGCATTCTGATTATCACCCTGCTCGTGACGGGCGGGTTGTTATGGTTGCAAACGGTCCGCCTGCGGGGCGAACGGGCCGAGCGCAGGCGCGTCCAGTCCAACAACGAGGTCTTGACCGACAGCGTGGAGTTCTACCGGACCGAGAGCGGAAAACACGCCGCATCCCGGCAGGTGCTCGAACTCCGGGCGTCGGAGATGGAACGCTACAACGCACAACTGGCCGCGCAGCTCCGGGAGCTGCGGATCAAGGTCCGGCGGCTGGAGGCGGCGGCCACGACGGCCACGCGGACCGAGGTGCAGATCACGGCGCCCCTGGAACCCGCAGACCCGCAGCCGACAGCGTGGGAGAAATATGGCACAGGGGTACGAAGGGCTGCCGATTCGGTAAAGGCCGCCCTCGATCGGGAATTCACCGGACTGCCGAAAGCTCCCGAAGCAAAGTTTTTCAGATGGGCGGATCGGCATGTGAGCGTAGACGGCATAATCCGGACCGATTCGGTGAGCTGCCACGTTACAAGCATCGACACCCTCCGGCAAATCGTACACCGGGTTCCGCGGCGATTCCTATTTATCCGCTGGGGCACGAAAGCAATCCGGCAGGAGGTCGTGTCGTCGAATCCGCATACACAGATCGTTTATACTGAATACATCCGATTTACCAAGAAAACACGATGAAAGAATTTCTGAGAATCATATGGGCGGTGTTGCTCTACCTATGGCAGCTCCCGCAGAACCTAATCGGCCTTGTGTACTTGGCATTCTGCTTCGACCGCGTGAAGATCACCAAGCAAGGCGGGGCGGTGTTCTATGCGACGAAGCACGTCCGGGGAGGAATGACGATGGGCCGCTATGTCTTTATCTCACCCAAGAACATAGCCCGAGAACCCGTATACGATCACGAGTTCGGCCATGTCAGACAATCGAAACGGTGGGGATGGCTATGGCTGCCCGTATTCGCCATTCCGAGCGGCCTGCATTGCCTTTTCTGTCGCGCGGCTAACTACTACCATTTTTATACCGAGAGGTCGGCAAATCGGCTCGGAGGAATACCCAACTACAAAGGGGAATACCACTACCACATGGACGGACTGATAGTCACGTATTGGGACAAACTAATTGCTCTCAAAAACAAATATTTCGCATAACAGCAAATCTCAACCGATTGAGACCCCAAAAGAGAAGAGGACGGCGTTGACCGCCCTCTTCTCCACTTATAAGATACCTTTGTAACTCTGAAGGCGTGGATTAGCGTTCAAAACATCCCGTGGTGTATAGGCATCCGTAATCTGAAGCGACGAGTGCCGCGCCTGCTCCTTAACGGAAAGAGGGTCAAGCCCCGACCGAAGCATATCCGTGATACCCGAATCCTTCAGCGAATAGAACTTGTATTCCTTCGGGAATTTCAACGCCGGAACAATTTCGTTATTCCAATAGTGGCGATAACTCCGTTCGCTGCACAACTTAGGCCCCGGCCGGAACCCGGTAGAGAAAATATAATACGAAGTCGGAGCATTGAAAAAATCCAAATCGACGAGCATTTCCAGAATCGGCGTCGG